AACTTAAATGGTTGTTCAACATTAAAATGTTTTTTACAACCCATTTTATCTAATAATCCATCTACAACAAATTCAAGGTATTGTTTCATAAGGTTTTGATTCATACCAATTAGAGAAACAGGTAAAGATTCAGTGATAAATTCTTTTTCAATTTCCAATGCCGATAATAAAATTTCTTTTATTCTTTTTTCACTTGGTTTATTCTCAACATGATTGTTTAGTAAGTGAATTGCAAAGTCACAATGTAAATTCTCGTCTTTAAATATAAGAGCGTTCGCATTACATAAACCTTGCATAATTCCTCTTGATTTCAACCAAAATATTGAACAGAATGAACCTGAAAAGAATATCCCTTCAACCGCTGCAAAAGCAACTAATCTTTCCTGAAAAGACGCATTCTCAATCCATTCTAACGCCCACTTAGCTTTTTTCTGTACCGCAGGTAATCTATCAATTGCGTTAAAACAATCATCTTTTTCTTGTGGATTTGACACATAAGTATCAATTAAAAGAGAATACATTAATGAGTGAATATTTTCCATCATTAACTGAAATCCATAGAAGAATTTCGCTTCAGGATATTGAACTTCCCTGTAAAAGTTTTCCGCCAAGTTTTCATTAACGATACCGTCTGAAGCGGCAAAAAATGATAGTACATTTTTTACAAAGTATTTTTCATTATCAGAAAGACTTTCCCAATCTCTGATATCATTAGACAAATCTACTTCTTCCGCAGTCCAAAAAGCGGCTTGGTGCATTTTATAATATTCCCAAATATCATTGTATTGGATAGGGAATATAACAAATCGGTTAGGATTTTCAATCAAAATTTTTTCCATAATTAAATATTGTTTTTTTGTTCTCTTTGTTTTCTTTTTTCCATCAAGTCTTTAACTCTTTGACGGTTTTGTTCTTCTTTTTGTTCTTCAAGACCTAAGAACGTTACTGATGATTCAGTATCAATTTCCAACATACCATTATCAAACTTACAATTCTCAAACACAATACCATCATCACCAATTCTTGATTTTGTAATTGCGATAGTTGCAAGTTTCATTTCTTTTTGTTGTAGTGTTTTAGCCACAGATATGATAACGTGACCAACTTGAGCCTTTTTAATAGAGCCTCCCATTTGGTCTGTTGTTACAACCTCAGATGAGATTGAACTTCTATTACCTTGTGTTGCGGTCCACCCAACCAAATTAAGTTCATGACACATAGCCTCAAACGCTCTCATGACAGAACCTTCAGATTTCCATTCATCACCTAAATTTTTATCAGGTACAACACAATCAATGTAATCCAAAAGTATCATATCAATTTTAATCCCATCAGCAATCATTTTTCTGATTTGATTTTTGATTTGTAACATGGTCATTGTATCAGAAGGTAATTTTTTTAACACAAGTTTATTGTCCATTGTGTCTTTAATTTCTTGTACTTTATTCATTACCTCTTCTTTTTTATTTGACATGTCGTCAGGATGAACTTTTGTCCAAAGTGTAAAGTGTTTTCTTTGGATAATTTTAGGATTATCCTCGAAGAAAATTTGAAGTACGTTATAACCTAAATTAAATGCGTGGTTTGAAATTTTTGTAAGTAGAGTTGATTTACCAACTCCTGTTGGAGCTAATACTACCCCTATCTCACCTTTAGCCAAACCGCCCTTCAATAATCTGTCAATAGATGGTATACCCATTGGGATTGGGTGTCTGAAATCTTCATTTAAAACATCATCTAAATTAGAGAATACGTCAGACATTCCATCTTCTCTTTCTCCTACTTGTAACGCCTCTCTGATAACAGTTTCTACTGTTTCATAATTTTCAAACTCACCGCCATCGATGACTTTTTGTGCTTTAGTTATTGCCTTTTGTAACTCTTGTTGTTTACAAAATTTCAATGCTTTATCTTGCACAAAAGAACCTCCATCAATAGGAGCTTCTTTAATTTTGTTCAAAGTATCTAATACAATTTTAGAAGCGAGTTCTTGTTGTAATTCAGACTTTGTAATTTGTTCTAATGTTTCGAACGTGGGAGTATGCTCGTATTTTGAATAATACTCCTTTATCATTTGTGTTATTATTTTGAAGTACTTATTATCAAAATAATTAACATCCATAACATCAATGATTGACCTTGCAAAGTCTTTATCAATGATAATCTGATTCAATAATTGAATCTGAAAACTGTTCCCTAAATAATCAAAATTTTTGTTTGTCGCCATATTTTTTCCTCTATTGTTTTAATAAATATTAGGCCTTAAGAGGAATGTCCAAGTACTCGTATGTTAATTTTTTGGAAGAAAAAATGTCAGTTAAATCTGAAAGTAGAGTTTTTATGTGCGGACGGATGTCTACGGTGTATCTTATTTTTGGCGGGAATATTTTAGCATCCATCATTCTATGACAAATTGTCACATCATTTAATTTAATAAAAATTTTAAAGTGTTCTGGACCATCGGTATTTGAGGTGTCTAACACCGCAGGATTAGAAGCAATCTCATAAGAATTTGCTAACATGTAATCCACGGTTTTCATCTTTAAATCATATTCTAGTAATTCCTTAAAAGTATGTAGATACTCATACAATTCCAAAGAGTTTTTAGCCTCAGGATTAAAGTCTCTAACATTGAAAAATCTTTGAACGATAATATTATCGTTAACCATCATAAGGAATTCCAATTTTGTTGATTCTTGTTCTTTCATAATTTTTGTTTTATTTGTTTTTGAATTTTTTCTTTTCTTTTCTTGTTAATTTTAAAAATGGGGTTAAAAAATTTACCCAATTATTGTCTCCTTTAGGTAGAAACTTGAAGAACCCATCTTCCATCATCATTCTTATTATATTTCTGTGCCCTCTACCATCAGGGTCTAAACTTTCAGAGTAATAAAGTTCAACAACTTCTTTGCCTTCTTCAGTTATTAATGGTTTTGATAAATCTACTATTTTTTCATTTATTTCAAAAAATTCATCACCATATATACCTGTTTTAGTTTTACCCGTTAGTAAATTATTTAAGACAGTGTTGTTCTTATCTTGTTCAAACAACTCATTAGCTTTTTGTAAAATATCGGTTATTTTTAAAGGTCGGTCAAGTAACTCAGGAAATAATTTCACTAAAGTTTTTTCACCTAAATAATATATCCCATCGATATTATCCGACTTATCACCCATTAAAATTTTACAAATCTTTACGTTGTGATGAGGTACTTCAATGTCATACATTTTTATATTATCACCTTGTTTGTAAAGTTTTTTTGTGTTAGGTGAATAAATGGATACTCTATCTGAAATTAATTGTGTGAGGTCTCTGTCACCCGAAAAAATAGTTATTTGTTCATTTTCTGAAATTTGACAATAATATGCAATAAGGTCATCTGCCTCATTGTTCTCAATGTTTACTTGTCTAATAAACATTTCTTCCAAATATTGTTTAATACGTTCCTTTTGTGTGTTAAAGGAGGTTACTTTAAACTCATTTGTTTCTTGATTTCGATTTTCTTTATATCTAGGATATATGATTTTTCTACTATTCGAACTCCCTTCTCCGTCCCAAAAAACAACTACTTTATCAAAGTTATCTTCTTCAATAAAACGTCTTAAGGTATTTAAAAAGTGCCAAGTACCACCAACATGATTTCCTTCATGAAAGAAGTCCTTGACACCGTGAAATCCAATTTTAAGAAGATTATTACCATCAACAAGTAATGTCTTGTTCATTTTATAATTTTAATTCGGTTTGTTACTCTACTTCTTCTTTTTCTGTTTTCAATACAAAATCGCCATCAACACCAATAATTTCTTTCCAATATTCGGCGTATTCCGCTTTATATTTTTCTATTGATGATTTTTCTTCAGCCGCGTCTTTACCAGGTAAAAACCCGTGAGGTGTGACAATTATTTTACCATCTTCAAACCCGAGTCCGTTGATGTGGTTTTTAAGAACCGAAACTTTTGTTCTTGATGCAAACTTAACAGTTCTTTTATCTTTAGTCGCGGTTATTTTTGTGGTTCCCGCCCCTTTTTGGTTACCAAATAAAAACACTAATGATGAATTTAACCAAATTGCTTCACCACCTTTAGCTTTAATCTTTGGTTGTCCAAAAGGATTGTCAGGTAATTCAACCCAAGGTTGGTTAACGATAATCAGAGTATTTTCATATTTTGAGTCGGCCTTTCTTGAACCTGAGATACGTTGATTGATACCCATACCAATTTTATCTGCCAGTACAGAAGCATTATGTTGTTTTCCTCCTTTACCATCGTAAGTCATTTTACAAGGTACTGAACCTACCGAATCCCACATTATACACAATGAATAATCTAATTCACCTTTTTCTTGTGCATCTAATAGTTCATTGATGTAATCAGTAATCTGTTCAATGTAATCAAAGTTATTGTTAAATAGGAAAAACCCATCCCATCCAATTTCACCTGTTTCTTCATCAACAACTTCATCACACTCTAAACCCATTAATTTTGAATGTTCAAAAGACCATTTTTGTTCTGTAATAATAAAAACAGGTAAGATATTTTTTCGTTGAGCGTCAACCGCAGTTTTGATTAGAGCAGTTGTTTTTCCTGTATCGGAGTGACCTAATAACATATTTAAATGTCCGATAGCGGGGCCTGGTAACCCAACCGCGTCTAAGAACTCAGGACCCAAATCAAAGTATCTTTGTGGTTTGTATTTTGCCGATGTCGAAAATTTCTTCTTTAACGAAGAAAAATCAGTTTTCTTTATCGCCATAATTAATTGTATTTATAAAATTCTTTAATTGTTTCTAATTTGTCTTTTGCGGATGCAATTTTATCAACAAGTTTATCCATTTCTTCTATGTGTTGTGGATGTTCTCCAATTCCAACGGGTGAAGTAAAATAAACAAGTAAAGATGTCTCAGCATCTGCCATTTCAGCTTCGTATTTTTTACACAAAGCGTCATACATTTTTTGTGTAATTTTGTTTTCTTTGTCCATGTAATTTGTGATTTTTTGTTAAAAAAATAAGAACATGGACACTTTGTCTATGTAAGTGTCCATGTTCGATTAAATATTAGAACGGCATATCATCGTCCGCATCATCATTCGCCTGTGGGTCTTCATAAGTTTCTTTTTTTCCACCTATGTTAACTTCAGATTCTTCAGAGTTACTGTAAACGTATCCTCCTTTTTCACTGTCCCATTTAGGGGTTTCTCCACGAGCAATTGCTTCAAGATATTCTACAGGTTTTTTAGAATACACATCTTCCCATGTTAATTCATCATTAACCCAAGAATCAGATGTTTCTTTATCTTCATGGATTGGAGCTGGGTCATCGTACATTACAGTCTGAATTACTGTGTAAACCGCTCCTGTTGGAGTTTTTGCTTTAGTCAGCTCGAGGATAATGTCGCGACCTTTCTCAGGGTCTGTAATATCACCTTTAGCTCTCCAAATAGGAATAATTTTGTCAAGAATACCTTCATTCTTGTAATTGTGTTTGAAACGCCAAAACTTAACTCCGTCTTGTTCGTTATCACGGTCAACAACTTTTACAATGTAAAATTTACGAGGTTTATAAGTTGTAGCCAATTTTTTGTCACTGTCTTTTCCTGTAGCCATGAGTTCATCATAAACTTCAGTAAGAGGTGAGCGTTCATTGTCATTTTTTCCTGGGTCATAGAATTTTTGCCATTTACCATCCACTTGAACTTCGTGGAACCATACTTCTTTAAATGGTGAGGACCCGTCTTTTGTTGGTAGGATTCTTAGTCTTTTTTGACCTTGTTTTTCATTATCTTTGAGGATTGCCGCAAAGTATTTTTTCATTCTTTCATCTTGTGTCATTGAGGAAGAAGATGAGCCTCCTTTTTTTGATTGTTCGTACTGTGCTAGTACTGCGTCTAAACTGTTTGTCGCCATAATATATAGATTTAAATTGTTTACTAATAATAAGTGTCAGCCTTGTGTTTGTCAAATAAATTCGGCCTCTATTTTTGAGGCCGAACTATTATTGTATTCTTTTAAAATTGTCAATTTCAGGTTCTTCGTCTCCAAATGCTCTGAAACTTCTTTTAATCTCATTAGGTGAATACCCTTCAACATCTTGTTGTGTTAAAACATACTCATTTTTTCCAGACTTTTCAATGTCTTCTTGTTTATCAACAAAAAAATAACTTAATTTCTGATTATAAGGTCCTGAATCTAAAATTCTTAACTCTAATTTTTCTTCAGGTGTCTTAGTTCTATATTTTTCAACCTTAGTTTCCAAATCATTTAATTTGTTCATTATCTCATCCATTGCGGATAATTTATTTTCCAAATCGTTTAAATGATTAAACAAAGTATCAAAATATTCTTCTTGTTTTTTCTCAACATTTTTTTGAGATTTAACCAAATCAGTTACTTCAATTTCTTTACCTTTCTTATCTGTTTCACCAACCTTTTCAACTTCAGGGTCATTGGCAGTGTCTACAGGTTCTCCTGCGGGTGGAGGAGGTACTGCTCCTGCATCACCTGGAGGTGGTGGGACTGCTCCTTCAGCTGGCGGTGGAGGTGGTGGTAATGCCCCATCGTCTCCCGCAGGTGGA